CGGCTGCGTTGCCTCTGTCTGGTGAAATTTCAAGACTGAAGTTATCTGATAACACTGGCGGTATAGCAGTGTCAAATGATGCTATAATACCTTCACCAAACTGGTTATCATACACAATGAGTCCTGTGGGTTCTAAGTTGGCTTCATGCACTTCTTGATATGCAACATTGTTACCCACTTGGAATGCTAAAGTTGCACCGTTTGTAACATTCAAACTACCAAAAGGCACCACTGAATTCAATGTGGTGTATTCACCATAGTCAATACCACCTAGTGGTATCACTGTTGCTGGTTCAAATATACTGTTAGCACCTGTGATCAATTCTGTTCCTGTTGGATCACCCGCGGCGTATACCATTGTGGTGTTAGCGGCTGGGTTTTCATCCACTTGCAGTGCAACACCAATATCTAATATGTCTTTGTTTGAAATATATCCAGTGTTTTGAGATATATTGATATTTGGAATAGTGGTTGTTTCTGTTTTCCAATTACCGCCGTTACCTACACCAAATATGCCCAATTCAACGTTGAAACTAGGCAGTTGAGGTCCACCTGGAACTCTAGGATCAACAGGTGGAAGTGGAGGAACCGGTATGGTCACATTTGTGTTTGTTTCTGGTTCAAATGTGCCACCTCCATGTGGTGGTATTGTGAAACAGGTATTTCCTCCTTGTCCAAAAGGTGTTACATAACCCAAATCAATACAGATATGTTCAACACCTGGTATGTTTGGTGTGGTAATTGGAATTGTGATAGTGGGATCTGTAGGATCTGTATTATCTATGCCGGGTATGTTGATGTTTGCCCAATCAATATTGCCATAATCTACATTTCCAACAATGTTACCATTGCCTGGATCATATATGTTTGCATTTGCGTTACCAGGATCTGTGATAATGATATTGCCTGGTATGTCAATGATTGCATTACCCCAAATACCTGTCCACCATCCTGGAATACCTGGTAATCCAATAGCACTTTTTGCTTGTATGGTATTGTGTTCATATACTGAATCTGCATATTCCATCAACACCACTTTGGTTTTAAGCATTCCTTCTGGTGTTTCCATTTCAGCAATTCTCATGCAACGGAATAATTTTTCATTATAACCATATAAACTGTTTGTGACTTTTACCACATCACCTACATCTACCTGTAATGCTTCATATGATGCATCAAATTCCAACATTGTGCTGATTCTACTTTGACGCAAATCAATGTTTGCTAAATTATGTACTCTGGTGTTGTCATTTACTAGTTCATATCTTGTTTGCAGAGGATTATCAGGCTCATTTGGGTTTCTATCACCTGCAGGTGTGCTTACTATAACAATGTCTGTTTGGTCTTGGTTATCCAGTCTAGGATATTCTGCTTCAATGCTGTTGTACATTGAATATAATTCTGTTGAACTGATTGATATTTTGCTCAATATGTTGTCATCATTGAACACAAAAGCATTTGCTTTTTCTGCTAAGGTTTCTGCTCTGTTTGGCACAACCTTGAATTTACCTGACTTGTTGTCATATGTAAAGAAAGTAGCACTACTTTGACAAATTCTGTCTATGTTTGTTTTTACATCTTGATATGTTGATATCATACCATCAATTTGCCATCTGCTGTGATATGCTGTGACATTTGATGTATTGATATAATCAACATTACCATAAGTGCCATTGATATTACAGTAATCATACATGTCATCAAATGAACTTATCACTAAATCAGTGTTTGCAAGTCCTGCACCATATCTATCATTTTGCAAATAATCTAACAACACGTTACTTGGTTCATGTAGTGTGTTTTCAATATCAAAAGTGAGTGTGCCTAATTGTGTTAAACCGTTTTCTGGATCATAGTCCATTTCAAATACTGCATACACTAGGTCTTCATAATTTGTTGTTGCACTAATTGTTGACAACAATGTTTGTGCCGCTACTGGTGTTCCTGTTGTAGGAAATATTTGGTTTGCATCACTTTGTGCGTTACCTGCATACACTCTCATACGCATTTTGCCATTTACTCTGGTTGATGATGTGGCATTTGGGTCTGTGATTGATATAACACTTGCACCACTAAAGTTCAGTGTGGCATCACCTCTTTTTACACTGCGTAATGTGTATGATCCTGAATCTGTTTTTTCACCTATAACCATCACATATATCATGGTGTTGTTTTGATTGGTGATACCTGCATCAACCATGATGGCACCTGTGTTTACTCTACCATAAAACACTGGTATTCTGTTGTCTGTGCTAGGTGCTAACTGAACTTTAACACCTGGATCTTTTGCTTGTTGTACACCTGGTGGTTTGAATAATCCTGATGCTTTTGCTGTTGCAACTGCTAAACCAGCCGCTAATAAACTGGTACCTATACCAATTGCACCACTAAAAGTCATTGCCGCGGCAAATGTTGCGCCAAATCCTGCACCAAAACCTAATGCTGTTACTATTGCACTTGCTATTGCTGTAAAAACTGCCATCTACACACCCTCATACACATAATTTGTTTCAATTGGACGCCATCCACGTTTTTTCAAGTTAAAATCTGGTGAAATTTCCATGTTTGTGAGCGTAAAAGTGTCAATTATGTTTTTTTCTACCATTTTTTCACCACATTTAACATATTCTTTGAGCAATCTATAACCTAAACTGCTACCTCTGTGTTCTGGTTCTACCCACCAAGCAATTTCTTTCATTGCTTTGACATTTGGTAACCAAACATCTGGTGCTATTCCTGCAATCAACATGCCTTGAATCTCACCTTTGATCTCTCCTACCAATATTACACCTTGTTGTATAAATTGGCATAACAATCTTCTCACATACTGATCATTGTATTGTGGATTATGTTGTGCAGAAAATGGTGATGAATTGGCAAAATTTATCATCATCTCCATTATTCTGTCAAAATCTTGTATTGTTGCTGTTCTAATCATATTATCTAAACTGGAAGTTTCTACCAAAGTCTCTGCCTGGGCCTCCGCCTCCGCCTGGACCACGGCCGCCACCACCTCCATATCCAGAGCCTCCAGTGTATTCTCTACCAAAGTCAAACTGTACGTTCTGTAATTCTGGAACTCTGTAAAATGTTTGATCTCCAGGATAGAATTTATCTCTGTCTGTGGGAGCAGTTCTTTGTCCTGCAATCTTGTTTTCTAAAATGGTGTTTATGCTGGCACAACTCACTGCTATACTGTTTGTGAGTTCACCATCTAGAATGTTTTCTGTTTCTTCTACTGTGAAATTTGTTATTATACCACTGAATCTCTGAAACACATTAGCACTATCTACACTGTAATCATCATTAAAAAATGCTCTATAAACTGTGACCTCTCCACCTTTGATTGGTGAATTTAATACTTCTGCCATGTAATCTTCATTGCTTGGTATTCCACTTAATCCAATTGTGATATCACCATTTGTGGTTTTGATATCTTCTGTGAAATCACTTATTTGCAAAAATGCACCCAGTTCAGTGTAACTGTTTGTGTTATATGTTATTGGTTTCCATGCACTGCTCAAATAATAAACATTTGCATCCAATGTTAAATCAATCAGCAAACAATGTTTTACTTCAGGAAGTGTTACTGGTGTGATTGTGGTTGCCATTAAGTGATAACCTCTACTAATTCTACATCACTGTCTAACACAAATCTATCATGGGGTATGATTGTGTAAGTGGGTTTATTGGTCATTTTAACATACCATGACACATTAGATCCTAACAACACATTTTTACCTGCAGGTGTATATCCTGATTGATCAATAAAGTTTCTGTGTATTGGCACAGTGATTGAAGTTGCATTCCAAGTAACGTCTGCTGTTACTTGATAAGGATATCTATAACCTGTTGCTGGTTGTATGAAGTCACCTTTTTTGAGTGCTACACCTGATCCAGTTGCACTGATTGTGTTTAACACTATGTTGCCGTTGCTGGCACTTGTGATAGTTGGTGAACCACCTAGTGTGCCTTGCAATGCTGTGATATAACTTAATCCTGTGTTTGTTGATCCAATATCTACATTTTCTTCTGTGGTGATATCTAAACTGTCTAATTCTTCTAACACTGCTCTGTTATCACTGTAACTGTATCCTGCATTTACACCCACAATGAATCTATATGGTCTATTACTGGTAACTTCTGCAGTCAACAATTTACCACTTCTTGAAATTGTTTGGCTTGCAAGTTTTTTCTTATCTACTGTGATAAAACTTGCTCTATCTATGATTGTTTGTATTCCCATTATGCTGGCATCCTCCTTTGTCCTACTCTAGTAACATTGTATATAAATTCTGGATCTTGTGCTACTAATTGTTTGAAACTGTAAGCGTCTACAGCATTGATGTTGTATGTAACTGCTTGTCCACCTCCACCGCCTAACATTGATAGACTGTCTTCATGTGAACTAACTGTTGCTGGCCCCCGTACTAATTCTGGGCCGCCTTCCCCGGTTATGGCAAATCTTCCACTTGGAATATATCCACCTGTTGCTTTACCTCCAGAAAATAAACTGCCAAACAATCCACCGCCAGCGCCACCGCCTCCAAACATGCTGAAGAATCCACTAACAACTCTCATTGTTTGGAATTTGATAATTTCTGCTAACAGTGATTTAAATAAATCTTTGAAACTGAGTTTGCCTGTTTCCACAAAGCTCATTATGGCATCTGTGATACCATCAGTGAATGTGTTGAATATGTTTTCTCCATATGCCGCGGCGTCTTGTGCATTGGTTTGGAATTCCTCAAATGCTCTAGCCCAGCCAGCACTGAATGTGTTAGAACCTTCTGTGCCATCACCATCACCATCTTTTTTAGGATCTAATTTATTTAACTGTGTTCCATATTCTGCTAAAAACTTTTCTACTGCGGCTCTAGCATTGTCTAATGCGTTGCCTACTGCACCCGTCATTCCTTGTTCTGTGAATGTGCTGGTTAGTCCTATAGCATCAAAAAGTTTATCACTTAGTTCACCTAGTTTTTCTTTGGCCTCATCTATGTCAATTCTACCAAATGTGACTTTTTCTGCTAAATCAATATCATCTAGACCTGGTATTTTGTTGTATGCTTCTATCAGTGTGTTGATAGCATCAACACCTTTGTTTACCATCCATTCAAAAGCACCAATAATTTTATTGATTAAACCTAACACAATGTCAACACTTTGTGTAATGGCTAAAATAATCAATTTGCCTTTAGTGCCTAAGAATAAAAATCCTATGATACCTATTGCTTTTAATTCTGCTGGTAAACCATCTAAAAATCCTATGAGGTTCTTAAGACCCGTTAAGGCAATGCTGAATACAGGAGCAAGAGCATCATAAATTGCGGCTCCTGCCAATAATGCATTACTGATAACTTTGAATATGCTGTCAGCAAGTCCATCAAAGAAATCATTTAAACTGTCATCTGAAACTAATTTGGTAATTTCTTCTACAAATGACCCAAAGCCAATTGCCAGTACTTTGAAAAATCTACCAAAACCTGCTTGGAATAATGAGTCTCTGAGGTCATCAGTGGCATCACCTAAGTTGTTTAGTATTTGGTTGAGGTTTTGTGCTCTTGCTAAACTGGCACCACCAAATTGTTCTTCTAAACCCTCAGTTAGTGCGGCAATAATCTGTCTAGCACCTTCTGCTGTTTTACCTACTTCTGATATTTCTAATCTGGTTAAACCTAATTTTTCTTCTAGGATAGCAAATACAGGAATACCTCTGTCTGCTAGTCTGTTTAATTCTTCTAAGCCTAAACCACCTGCTGTTGTTCTAGCAACCAAATCAATCATTGACTGGAAAGCACCCAGTTCATCTGTGGTCACAGATGCCGCATCAGCAAATGTTCTTAATAATTTTTCTGTGGGTTCTACACCAGCGGCTTTTAACTGTACAAAGTTTTTGGTAAGTTGTTGCACACTGAATTGTGTTGTTTTAGCAAACTTCTTGACTCTGTCAAATGCGGCTGAGCCTTCTTCTATACTGCCAAATACTGCATTCAGTGAACTACGCAAGTCTTCAAAACTTGCACCTGTTTGAGCAATACTTTGCAAGCCTCTCACAGCACCTACAATACCACCTGCGGCGGCAGCCAGTTTTAAGAAACTGCCTGATACTGAATCTGCACCTTTGCCTAGACCTGCTAAACCTGTTTTTAATTCTTTTAGACCTCTGTTAGCAC